ATTGGCATATTTAATTTTTTTAGTATATCAAGAGGATTCTTCAATTACTTTCTTTACCCCCTCTTCATATTTTTTTATAATCTTTTGCTCCACTGGTTTTATGTGAGGGAATGCCCTTGTTCTTCCACCTTGCCATAGTGCATGACCACGCTCCAATAAGTGAGTAAGTTGACCCTTGGTGTTGTGAATAATAATTTTATTACCTTCTTTTTTACCTGTCCAAGCTCTTGCATACTTGCCGGTTTTCTTTGGGCTGGTGCTTTTTAATTCCTCAATAGCTTCTTCAGATACTTCTTCTGTAAGCTTTTTTACCTTGTCTTTAACATCTTGAGTGTATTCTGTTAGATAATCTCCTATTACTGATTCCAACTCATCAGCTGATACTTTAGTCGACAATTTTATCACCTAGAACAATCTCTAATAAATTACCTTTTAGGTAAGTTCTTAAAATGTAATATTCTATGCCTTTGTAGATTGCTTTTTCTTCTCCGTCATACTCCATGGCATGAATGCTTATTTTTGCCTGTGGTTTAAGACCAATGTTGGCTGCTTGATAAAATTCCTGTGAATAAACATCTAACCTATTGCATAAGATTTCTCTTTCTGATGTTTCTATGATTGGATTCCCAAATTCATCAATTCCTTTAATATCTTCTTTTATCAAAGTAACTGCATCTTTAAATGTGTCCATCTTTGCCACCTACCATAAGATTCCTCAATCTCCAATAGAGCCTTTCTGGCATAGCCTTATCTTCGCCTTTAGATTCATATCTCCAAGCTACAAGGTCAACTATAAAAAGTAAATGGTACGGATTCTCTACATTTAGTTTTATTCCCTGGATCTTCTCCAATTCCTTTAGTGTGCCTTTTATTATGGCTGAGATGTAATCATCCCTGTTATTTATCGTTATCCCTAGCTGATTCTTGACTAGCTTTAATACTTGGTCCATCTTCTACCACCTCAATCCATTGGCATTGTACGCAGTAAAGCTTTAATGTTTTCTCAATCTCTTCATATCTTTCTTTTGAACAAGTAAAAACATCACCAGGTTTTCTAGTGATGTTTTCTTTCTTGTCATGAAATTCTTTTAATACTTTTACTTTCATTATGCTGTAGCCACCTTATTAGCTTTATCTTCTGTGAATGTAATTGTAGTTGTTGGTGCCTTACCATCAATATTTAATACTACAAAGCCTTCTGCTATTGCTGGTGTTCCGTCATATCTTGCTGTGCCTTTAAATACTGTGTCATCTTCAATAAATCTTACATGTTCAGATGCTGCAAGTGTGATTCCTGCTCTTTCTGCTAAAACATATAGATCTGAATAGCCACCTATAATATCTCCATCTGGAATAAATGGTAAAGTTGCAACTTCTCCATTAATAATTGGCAATGCGTTATTTACTCCTGATACTAGAGCCCCTGCTGCATTAAAAGCTAAAATCTTAGATTGTAGCATTGCATAAGTCTTATCATTCATAGCCCAGAATTTTCTTCCTGTTGAATACTTTGAATCTGCTGCTGATGCTTTTACAATTAGATCTCCATAAAGCTCAGTTGGTGTTTTACCTGCAACTTGTAGAATGTTAGTTGTTGAAAGGTCCTTCCATTCTCTGGCTTTTGCTGGATAGTTTTCTGGCTTTGCTTTTTGTGCAAGTCTAGTTACAATTCCTAGTGGCATTTTCTTGCCTGTACCATATAGGATGGCCTTATCTAATGCAAGACCAATAGCTTGAGCTAACATATACATAATTTCATTGTATAGGTCAATATCTGATGCATCTTCAAGAGTAGCATTGCAAATTGGAATGTAACCGCCTACCTTATATCCTTCTAGCTCAATTACATTAAATCCAAAGTCTAGTTCGTTTAATGTTGCACAGGCTTCTGTCCACACTGCTTCTGGAATTGTTCCTGCAACTGAAACTCTTGCTTGTCCTTTAATTGGTCTAGTCCATACCATGCCTAAAAGCTTTGAATAATTATGGATGTTGTCTCTTAAAATTCCAATTAATGTTGATGGGATTAGAAGCTCTGCTCCTGCAACTGCTCTGTTTTGTCCTTTAAGTTCTCTTACTCTTGTTAAGAAGTCTTTTACTTCTTCTCTTTCTACAAGTGCAACTGTCTTTTCTCTTGTTAGATTTCCAAACATTTCTCTTTTATTCATTGTTATTTCTTCCTTCCTTTCTTCAGGTGCGTCTACCGCTTCTTCTTTCTTTTCTAGCTCTTCAAGCTCATCATCAATATCTTTGATTTTGCTTTCTAACTCTTCTTTTTCTTCGTTTAAAGCTGATTTGTCTTTTTCGTATTTTTCAACTTCTTCTTCAACGGCTTTTTCTTCTTCTTCGTTTTCAACTTCTTCAATAGCTTCTGCGATTTCTTTTTCTCTAGTTTCAAGTTCTTCAAAGCTCTTTCTGTTTTCTTCTAGCTGTGCTTCTAGTTCTCTTTTTTTCTTATTTAGTAGTATTTTCCTTAACATTCTTTAACCTGCCTTTCATGCTTTCTTTCCATAGGGATAAACTTCTCTTGTTATGGGCTTCAATTTGTTTTTGTCTTGCTTCCACTTCTGTGCCTTCATAAGCCGGGAAAGTGCAAATTGAAACTTCATATAAATTTAGATCCTTTAAAATGAAATGGGTTGAGCCATCTTCTCTATAATCAGCTTCTTCCTGATTTATCATGAATCCAAAAGAACACTGTGATACATCTCCTCTTTTAACTCTTTCATAAATATTTAATGCATCAGTATCATAGGGATTAATTTTTATTTCTCCATAAAGTCCTTTGGCATCTTCTTTAAGAGTTAATGTATTTGATGTAGTTCTTGCTAATACTAAGCTTGTATCATGATTGATTAGAGCCCTTATATCTCCATTAATGGAATTTTTAAATGCTCCACTATCAATGCTTTCAAATACTCCTGGATAAAGCTCAGTTTCTTGATTAAATACTGCAAAATAACCTGCAATAATATATTCTTCTTGATTTGTTTCTTCTCTAATTTCAAGCTTACTATCTAAAGCTTTAAATCTTTTTATCATTCTTCCTCACCTCCAAGCTTTTTTTGATCTCCTATTTTATCTTGCGGTATAAAGTTTTCTAAAATAACTAATTCATCTAGTCCATCTTTAGGGCTCATATCAAACATTTCTCTTACTTCATTTCCTGTTACAATTCCTGACCTATATAAATTACTGTAAACTTGGTAAATTTCTGTTAGGTTGTAGGAGTATAGGCTCTTTACATTGAATTTAAAATAAAGGTCCGGACTATATAAAAGTTTCGTTGTTAGTTCCTGCTCAATAGCTTTAGCAATTACCATTATTCTTGTCTTAATGAAATTGTTATATTCTTGTTGGTTATATGTTCCAATTCCCAATAAAAAAGCAGGGATCCCTAAAATTCCTGCTACTGTCTTTTTATCAATTTCAATTGTGTCTTTTATGGCTATGTCATTGAGCGTTAATGGTTTTACTTGGACTACATCAATTAAATCTGTTGGAACTATCCAAGGTTCCCCTGCTCTACTGGCACTTACAAACTTATCATATACATTTTTTCTTCCTTCTTCGCTTGCAACCTCATCTGTCAATGCATCTACTTTTACAATTAATGAAGGTAAGATTTTATTGGCCATAAATTCGTTTGTTGTTTTTGCCGCTTGTTTTAAGTTTTGAACAACATCTTTTAATGTAACTTCGTATGATTGGCCCTTCCATGGTTCGTTTAAATCCGGATTCAATCTGAAATGGAGTATCTCGTCATAATTAAATTTTTTATTGTTGATGGTTATATAATATCCATCTTGAAATGCTGAAAAAGTTTTTGTTTTAGAATTCGTTATTGGTATTAGGTCTTCGATTATTCCATCAGTTATTTTTGGATATACAATAGCATTTCCATTTATTAAAAGCTCACGGACTATCCAGGATACCCATAACTGCCTTGTCATATACTTGTATGGATGTATATCTAATTTCTTGGATAAATCATTTTTAATCCTGATGTCGCCCTGTTCGCTGTTTCGCATCAAATAAATTGTCATTGATGAAATAAGGTCAGCTATTCTTTCAATGCCTATCCTTACTTCTGGATTGTCAATTAGCCTTGTATATCCTCTAGCACAAAGACTGCCACCATCTCCATCTGAAATGAACCATGCTTGCGTTGGTGTTAATGGTTCGGCTCTAGTTTTTCTTTTTTCTTTCTTTTTTTT